GCATCATCTACTTCTATTATTGCTTGCTTTACTGCTCCCATCTTTTGCCTCCTGTAATTTTATATCTGCTAATTGTTCATTTAATTTGTTAATTTTTGTTTGTACATGTAACATAGTTTCTTGCAATGCCAATATCCTACCATACATTTCCATTTTTTTTCCGTGTGTCATTTAACCTCCTTTATTAGTCTGTTTAAATACCATTGTGCTTTTTCTAAATCTTCTAATGGTTCACCTTTAAATTTATATCTTGAAACATACTTTAAAACGTTTCCCTTAAGATATCCATGATATTCATCATCTGTCATACAATCTTGTATAACATCTATAGTTTCTTTTTTACCATATCTATAGTGAGATGGTGAATTTACATTATCATGATGACCTAAATCATTTTTAAAGTCTACCATATTCTCTCCTTACAGCTTTAATATCAATAGTTTCAACATTATAAGATCCATTACTAACTTCTCTTTTAACAACTAAACCACTCCACCACATATGCTGAGTATCTTTAGCAAATTCTTCATGATGTGTCAAATAACAACCAGCAGATAATGCTTGTATTTTTTTACCATTAGGTAAAGTAGATAATGCATAATCAAATAAATGACAATGCCCTACAGTTGCAGATACTTTATGTTTATTTAAAATAGATCTAGCAACATTCTCTCCTGATATAGCACGACCCATAATACCATTAGGTAAATAATGAACATAGTGTACTCCACTAACTACCTTTATTTGTTTAAAGGGTATTTCTTGCCAACCATATTCTTTAAATTGTAAATCAGATATTTTCATTTTACCTTCTAGTTCAGGGTTATCATCTACAAATCTATCTATTCTATCTTCATGATTACCATGAATCATTATCTTTCTAGGTTTATGTTTACCTAGACCTTTGTTGAATAGAGCAAGTGCTTGATGTGAATGCTCAATATCTTTTTCGTATCTTCTACCTTCAAAAGATTTCTTACCTCTATCATAAGAGGATAAAGAATCCATACTACAAAAGTCACCCATACATATTACATGAGTAGCTTTTATATCTGCAGCCAGTTTACCAGCCCACAGAAATCTATCATTGCTGGATTTAGGTGTGCAATGAGGGTCACCTATAACTAAGTGCGTTGCCATTAGTTTAACTCCTTGTCCCGTTTCTTTTTTAAAAACTCAAGAAAATCTACTACATTAGATTCATCATCAAACTCTGACACTGCACTAATACTTAAATTATCTTTTTGTTTATTTTTATCATCAGCAAACCCACGAAGACCCCATAGAAACGTTGAATGAGGGTCGGTAGTTGCCATTTTTATCATGCCTCTAGCTATCGTAGAACATAATTCGTATTGTTCTGTGGTCATTTTTGTTCTGCTATCCATAATTATACCACAAGTAAAACCTTTATCCCAAGGACTAACAAGCACCTTGATTGCACTATTAAATAACTTTTTATCGTCTTTTTTCATTTAAAATATTTGTTGTCATATGGAACAACTTTCCATTCAATGTTTTTTTTAAACTTATTTCTTTTAGCATAATCACTTGCTTCGTCTTTTGAAATCCAAACTTCATTTGTAAATATTCTCCAGTCTTCATTATCTTTTATTATTAAACAATAC